TCTTAGGATTGTCTGAAGAAGAAATGAGTGACAATGAACGCATGTGGAGTGAAGAACAAGGCGATGTAGACAAAGCTCCTAGAGAACCTGCAGGTCTACGCAGTATTGGTATAAGCCCAGGTGGATTAGAAGGCATGGCGCAAGGACTGGAAACACCAGCGCCTGCAGAACCAGGGGCCGAAGCTGTGGGACAAGTTGCAAGCACTGCAAGTCCATTAGGCGGGTCTGCTCCAGCGGGTGCAACAGTGGCACCCGCAGCACCAACAGTTTAAGATAGTTTTGGGTAAATAATATTATGGTCCTTAACGAATTACTAAGCCCAACTCCAGATGCTTATAGAACAAACAAAGAAGACAATACTGTTTTGAATCTGCACGACACTCGTAAGCGTCATGAAATTAGATTGACTTTGGACAAGTTAAATCGACTGCGAATTATGAACGACGCAAGAAAAGTCGAACATGAGCGCAAATTGGAAAAAGTAGCAGATCAGTACAAAATACCTGCAGCAGCACCTGCATTATAAGTATTTTGCTCAAATCCTTCAAAAAATACGCATAAAACCCAATAAATTAGCATATTATGTAAATAATATTACGCTAATATATTGGCGTATTGCTTTATAAGGAACAAAAATGAGCAAGTATGAACAACTTATTGAATACATTATCAATGAGCAAGAAGATAAAGCTCGTGAACTTTTCCACCAAATTGTTGTAGAAAAGAGTCGCGAAATTTATGAATCTCTCATTGACGAAGAGGATTTAGCCGAAGTTGGTGGTAACGAAGTCGAACAAATGGTTGACGAAATTACTGGCGACGAAGAAGGCATGAGCGAAGCCGAAGGTGAAGAAGAAATTGAAGTCGATGCTGAAATGGACGCTGACATGGGCGACGAAGAAGGCATGGACGACATGGGCGGAGATCACCACGATGATGTGGGCGGCGACGATGAATTAGAAGATCGTGTCATGGATCTTGAAGACGCTTTAGATGAACTTAAAGCTGAATTTGACTCATTGATGGCTGGCGAAGAAGGTGCAGCAGATAATGGTGATATGGACATGGGCGACAACATGCCTATGGGTGATGAAGGCGACGAACAAATGCCTGAAGGTCATTATGGCATGATGGAAGCTGAAGACGAAGAAGAAGACGCTGAAGACGAAGAAGATGTCGAAGAAAGCGTTCAAGAATCTAAGTCTGCTCGTAAAATGACCGAAGCTGAATGGATTCGCGAATATGTTGAAAAAATCAACAACGGTTTTCCTGGCACCAACAGTGAAACAGCGGAAGTTGGCACTGGCGGTTCTGTCAGCGTAAATGGTAAGAGTCCAGTTGCTGGCAAAAATGACATGGGCGGCAAAGTTGTAGGCGGAAGCCCAGACGAAGCAGTGCCCACAGGTCCAAAAAACCCAAGTAATGCTTACACAAAAGGTCAAGGCACCATTAACTCTGGTAACAAAAATGTTCCAGGCGGCCATGCTGCTAAAACTGAAAAAGCCCCTGCAGCCAAAAAAGGCGAAGAAGGTGGCATTAACAAGAAAAGCATTGAAAGTTAATATAGGATGCGCGGCTTAATACAGGAACACTTGTCATTTGACAATGCCAGAATGGAAGTTCTGGCAGAGTCTAATGGTGAAGGAAAACCCAAGAGCCTGTACATGAAAGGCATTTTCATTCAAGGTGGGGTAAAAAACGCTAACCAGCGTGTTTACCCTGTTGATGAAATCACTGACGCAGTAAACAATATTAACAAACAAATTCGTGAAGGTTATAGCGTTTTAGGCGAACTAGACCATCCCGATGATTTAAAAATTAACCTAGACCGTGTGTGCCATATGATCACAGATATGTGGATGGATGGACCAAACGGTTTTGGTAAATTAAAAGTTCTTCCAACTCCAATGGGCCAACTTGTAACCACAATGTTGGAATCAGGAGTGAAGTTAGGAGTGTCCAGCAGAGGAAGCGGCAACGTGAACGAAAGCTCGGGCCATGTAAGTGACTTTGAAATAGTCACAGTTGACATAGTAGCACAACCCAGTGCACCAAACGCATATCCTAAAGCCGTTTACGAAGGGCTTATGAACATGCGTCATGGACACAGAGTTCTCGATATGGCAAGAGATGCCGGTGCTAATCAAAAAGTCCAAAAGTATTTGCAAGAAGAAGTAAAACGCTTCATCAAAGACTTAAAAATATAAGGGGAAATGATCCATGTTTGATGCTATCAAACCATTAGTAGACAGTGGTATCATTAACGAAGATACCAAGCAAGCCATCAGCGAAGCTTGGGAAGCTAAGTTAAATGAAGCACGCGAGCAAATCCGCGCTGAAATTCGCGAAGAATTTGCTGGCCGCTACGAACACGATAAAGGTGTAATGGTCGAAGCTCTAGACAAAATGGTCACAGAAAGTCTCCAAGCAGAAATCCGTGAATTTGCAGATGAAAAAGCTCAATTGGCTGCTGACCGTGTACGCTTTAACAAGCGTATGAGCGAAAGTGCAGGCAAATTTGATCAATTCCTAGTTTCTAAACTAGCTGAAGAAATCAAAGAGCTGCGCGGTGATCGTAAAGCACACAAGCAAAGCGTTGCTAAACTTGAAAACTTTGTAATCACAGCGTTGTCTGAAGAAATCAAGGAATTTGCAAAAGACAAACGAGATGTAGTAGAAACAAAAGTTCGACTGGTAGCTGAAGCAAAAGGCAAACTAGAAGAACTACAAAAGCAATTTGTTGCTAAGTCTGCTGCTCTTGTCAAAGAGTCTGTAGCTAAAAAACTAGAGTCAGAATTGACTCAACTTAAAGAAGACATCCAAGTTGCTCGTGAGAACAATTTTGGTCGTCGTTTGTTTGAAGCATTTGCCAGCGAATTTGCTATTACTCACTTAAATGAGAACAGCGAAATTGCTAAACTACGCAAAGAAATCGACACTCAGAAACAAGCTGTTGCCGAGGCTCGTGCTCAAGCTGAACAAACAACTAAACTGGTTGAATCAAAAGACCGTGAAATTCGTATTATTAAAGAAAGTCAAGAGCGTCAACAAACTCTTAATGAGCTGTTGAAGCCTTTGAATAAAGACAAGCAGGCAGTTATGCGTGACTTGTTAGAAAGTGTGCAGACCGCAAAATTGCAATCTGCATATGAAAAGTATCTTCCAGCCGTACTTAACAACGGTTCTATGCCAAAAGTTGAAAAACAAATGGTTGTAGAAAGTCGTAAAGAAGTAACTGGAGATAAATCTGCTAAAGTCAGCGCTGAAGTCAATGATAACAATGTCTTTGAAATTAAGCGTTTAGCAGGGCTTAAGTAAACCCTAAAAAGGAAAGAAAGAAAATGACACAAGCACTATTAGAAGGCCGTTGGGGCGAAACAAAAGAAGCCCTGTTAGAAGGTCTACAAGGTTCTCGTAGAACCACAATGGGTGTAATCCTTGAAAACACCCGTAAGCACTTGGCAGAAGCTGCCACAGCAGGTGCTACCAGCGCAGGTAATGTAGCTACACTTAACCGTGTTATTCTACCAGTTATCCGTCGTGTAATGCCTACTGTTATTGCTAACGAAATCGTTGGTGTTCAGCCAATGACTGGACCTGTTGCTCAGATCCACACACTTCGTGTTCGTTATGCTGAAACTACAAATGTAACAGCACCAAGTCCATTCGACACTAGCACCACAGCTGGTGACGAAGCTCTAAGCCCATTCAAAATTGCTACAGCTTACTCTGGTAGCCTAACAACTGGCCGCGCTGACAGCGTTGCTACACTTGAAGGTCAACCAGGTCGTAAGATCAATGTCCAAATTTTGAAACAGGTTGTTGAAGCTAAAACACGCAAACTGTCTGCTCGTTGGACATTTGAAGCTGCTCAAGACGCTCAAGCTATGCATGGCTTGGATGTTGAAGCAGAAATCATGGCTGCTCTAGCACAAGAAATCACAGTTGAAATTGACCAAGAAATTCTTGGCAGTCTGCGTGGTTTAGCTGCTACAGACTTCGCTTACGATCAAGCTGCCGTTTCTGGTACAGCTACATTCGTTGGTGACGAACACGCTGCTCTAGCTGTTCTTATCAACCGTGCAGCTAACTTGATTGCTCAGCGTACACGCCGTGGCGCTGGTAACTGGGCTGTTGTAAGTCCAGCTAGCTTGACTGTTCTTCAGTCTGCTACAACCAGTGCGTTTGCTCGTACTACAGAAGGTACATTCGAAGCTCCTACAAACACCAAGTTTGTTGGTACATTGAATGGCGCAATGCGTATCTATGTTGACAGCTATGCCAGCGATTCTACCGCTGTTCTAGTTGGTTACAAAGGTAGCAGCGAAGCTGACGCCGCAGCATTCTACTGCCCATACATTCCATTGATGAGCAGTGGTGTTGTTCTTGACCCAGCAACATTCGAACCAGTCGTAAGCTTTATGACTCGTTATGGATATGTTGAGTTGACCAACACAGCATCGTCTCTGGGTAATGCTGGTGATTACCTTAGCGAAATTTCTGTCGCTAACCTATCATTCCAATAATTCTCAACGGGATGGGAAGAAACAAATTGGGCACTTCGGTGCCCTTTTTGTTTGATATTGGTAAATACTTTGTTCATATGAACTCTTGTCGGAGCCAACCGCGGGCGGCCTAGAACGCTAACCATATAAAGGAATAAATGAAATGGCAAAACTTAAAATACAACACACAAGAACTGGTGCCCCTGGTTATGAAGCCGGTGCCACAATTGTAACAGACAGCTTTGTAAGTCCAACTACTATTAACAGCACAAATATTGGCGGTACAGGTGGTGATAACGATCAAACTGTGCCTACAATTAGAATTAGATATCTTCGTGAAACAACCAGTGCAGTTGACACAGGTTACATTCGTGTACAAAAAGGTACTAAAGAATTCAGAGTAAATAACACCAGTGATGCCAACGGCTCTGTTGTTACTTTGGTTAATCGCCTAAGCACTGAACTAACTGCTGCAAATACAGCTACAATTTTATGTAATGTTGCTACAATTCAAGGAGCTAATGTTGCAAATATTGGTGCAGGTTTCAGAACTAGTGCTTATATTACTTGGATTGCTGCAAATGTCACTGGTTATCAAACTCCTGTAGTAGGACATCAATTAACAAACACAGGTCTTACAGGTAATGTAACTGTTGCAGTGGTCAATAGTGCTACTAATGTTACCGTCAGTTGTGCTGATCAAACAGTCAGTGCAGGACAGGCTAATATTAGACAAGCATTTAATGTTCAACATATTTCTAACAAGTTTGTTTGGGATTGGAATTTAAATAAATTCCGTTATTATTTCGGTCAACCATACAATACTGGTACTACTCTAAGCAGTCAACCTGCTTGGCAAGGTGTGGTTCTTGTCAATGTTGATAACAACTAATTGTTGTTTTCTTCGTAAAAATAGACCCGCAAGGGTCTATTTTTTTGGCTAGCTCTATTAATTAGCAATCAAATAAATACAAATATTCTTTCGGATAATGCATGAGCCAGCAAATTATAAACCTAGGCAGTGGGCCTGACACACAAACAGGCGATACTGTTTACAGTGCTTTTGTTAAAGTAAACGAAAATTTTACTGAATTATACACGGTATTTGGTAACGATGGAGTTAGTATCAATGCTAATGTCGTACTGGCAAATACCATTACCACTGCTGGCACTGTTACTGCAACAAACTTATTTGCCTATGATTATGTAATAACCAACGGCAATGTTGTTGCTAGTAATTTCCTTTTTCCCAATGGTGCACCATATGCTCCATTAACCCAACCAGACTGGAGCAATGTTTCTGCTTCATTAATTCCTAGACCAAACGCTACTTATAATATAGGCAGTAGTGCTAATGTATTTTCCAATGCTTATATAGGTAATACTGTTTTCATTAATGGTGGAGCACTTACTTATAACGGCAACTTATTTTTGAATGGTGTTCAAATTGGTGGGTTAAATGCTGTAACATACGACAGTGAATCTGGTAATTTAACTATTGAAAGTTCAGACGGACAAGATTTTGTTGTAGACATCGGTGTTGGTCGCAGTGATAATCCAACTTTTGCCAATTTAACCACTACAGGATTTGCTAATGTAAATTCTTTGCAAGTGGCTGGCAATACGGTAATTGACAGTAATGCTACAATAAGAGCAAATAATTTACCTGATTCGGGTGTCATTGTTGGAACTTATGGTAATGCTACAGTAGTACCAGTAATTACTGTTGATGCTAAAGGCAGAGTAACAACACTAACTACCACCAATGTTTCAGGTGTAAGCAATGTTCAGTATAACAATACTACCAGTAATCTAACAATCAGCACAGGTGACGGTACTACTTATAGTGTAGATTTAGGAGTAGGAACCAGTGACAGTCCTGTGTTTAGTGGGCTGAGTGTTTCAGGTAATGCCACAGTAAATGCGTTAACTGTAAACGGAGCTGTTACCATTGGTGGTAATATTATACCTAGTGCTAACGCAGTTTACAATTTAGGTTCTCTATCTAATAGATTCAAAGATTTATTCTTAACAGGTAATAGTTTATATCTTAATACAGCTTCTATTACCAGCAATGCCACAGCCGTTACTATAACTAACGAGCAAGGCGGCCAATTTGTAATTGATGGCACCAGTATTGGCGGTGCTAGTCAAATATCAAATGGTACTAGCAATGTAAAAGTATTTGCTAACGGTAATGTTGATATCACTGCTGCTGGAAAAACATTTAATTTTGATACACTGGGTAATATAAATGCTCCGGGAAATGTAAATGTTGTTGCCAATGTTGTAGCACCTTTTTTCATTGGTAACATAATAGGTAATGTAACAGGTAATTTATCTGCACCAGGTGCCAACACACAAATATTGTTTAATGATAATAACACTGTTGGCGCTAGCAATAATTTTACATTTAATAAACAGTCAAATAATCTAACCATTGGTGGATCTGTTATTGCTGCAAATCTTAATGCTGCAATTATAGGAAACACTGGTGCAGTAATATTATCAGACACAGGTACTTTCACTACCAAAGTCACTACTGCAAATCTTGCTTCTGGGCCAATTAATGCCAACGGAACTGTAACAGTTAACAGTTTAGTTAGTAATGGAACAGTAAGTGGTACAACTGGTACATTTACCACCAGCACTACAACCAGCGCATTGAACACTGGCACATTAAACGCCAATAGTACTGCTACTGTAGCCACTTTGACCAGTAATGGAAATATTACACTGGGTGGTAACATTATTGATACTGGTGCTCTAGCTATTCAAACAGGCAGTAACGGTAATATTTCATTGGAGCCCGCTGGCACAGGTGTGGTTGTGTTTACCAAAGACGCCACTGGTACAAGTGCCACTTTCACAACTAAAATAACTACTGCCAATTTGGCTACTGGTGCGATTAATGCCAACGGAACTGCAACAGTAAATGCACTGAATTCGAACGGAGCAATTAGCGGTACAGATGCCACATTTACCACAAAAGTAACCACCAGCAATTTGGCCACAGGGCCAATCAATGCAAATGGAGCCGTCACTGTAAATTCATTAATAAGCAACGCAGCAGTGAGTGGTACTATCTTTACAGGCACTGACGCTACATTTACAACAAAAGTTATAACTAGTAATTTAGCCACAGGTGAAATAAATGCTAATGGAATTGTTACCGTAAGTTCTTTAATCAGCAACGGGGCAGTTAGCGGAACTACTGGTACATTTACTACAAAAGTAACCACTAGCAACTTAGCAACTGGTGCAATTAATGCAAACGGTACAGTAACTGTTGATTCATTAACATCAAATGGCGCTGTATCAGGCACAACATTTACAGGTACAGATGCTACATTTACCACAAAAGTAACCACTGGTAATTTAGCCACAGGCGCAATCAATGCCAATGGAGCAGTTACTGTAAGTTCTTTAATCAGTAACGGTGCTGTGTCGGGCACAACTGGTACATTTACTACCAGCACTACTACAAGTACTTTAAACACAGGTACATTAAATGCCAATGGAACTGCAACAGTAAATGCACTTACTTCAAATGGTGCTGTATCAGGTACAACTTTTACCGGCACTGACGCTACTTTCACAACTAAAGTTACAACTGGTAATTTGGCTACTGGTGCAATTAATGCCAATGGAACTGCAACTGTAAATGCACTTGCATCAAATGGTGCTGTATCAGGTACAACTTTTACCGGTACAGATGCTACATTTACCACAAAAGTAACCACAAGTAATTTGGCCACTGGTGCAATTAATGCCAATGACTCGGTAACTGTAAATTCTTTGACCAGTAATGGCACTATCATTGCTGCAACACTAAATGCTGGAACAATTGGTAATATTGGGGCTTCTATAGTAGGTGCTAGTGTAAGTGCAGCAACAATTGGTAACACAGGCACTTTGCTAACTGGTACATTAACCACAGCAGCTCAGCCAAATATTACAAGTGTTGGCAGTAGTTTGACAATAGGAACATTCTTATTTCAGAATGATACCATAACTAGCACAAATGGTACTATAACTATTGATCCTGCTAATGCAGGTTCAACAGGTAATGTTATAATCGAAGGTAATTTAAGAGTCACCGGTAATGTCACTTATATTGATAGTCAAACAATTAGCATCAATGATAAAAATATTCTATTAGCCAACAATACTTCAAATATTTCTGACCTAAATAACGGCGGTATTATTTTAGGTAATTTAAATGATGTAGGACTAGTTACTTGGACATATGATACAATAACTTCAAGTTGGCAATCTAATGTGGGAATTACACCTGCAGCAAATGCTTCATTGAACTTAGGATTTACTAATAGATATTGGAATACTGCCTATATAGATAATATAATTGGTACATCTGCTACATTTACCACCAAAGTAACCACTGCTAATTTGGCCACAGGTGCCATCAATGCCAACGGAACTGCAACTGTAAATGCATTAACTTCCAATGGTACAGTGTCAGGTACAACTTTTACCGGTACAGATGCTACATTTACCACTAAGGTAACTACTGCAAATCTTGCAACAGGTCCAATTAATGCTAATGGAATAGTAACAGTAAACAGTTTAGTCAGTAATGGCGCAATTAGTGGCACAACTGGTACATTTACTACTAGCACTACTACAAGTGCTTTGAATACTGGGACATTAAACGCTAATAGTACTGCAACAGTAGCAAGTTTAAGCAGTAATACTACAATAACTGCTACAGGTAATATCACCGGGGGAAATTTAACCACAACAGGACTATTAAGTGTTACTGGAAATATTAGTGCTGGTAATTTAATCAGCAACGGAGAAGTTACTGCTACTGGCAACATTACTGGTGGTAATATAATTACTTCAGGCTCTGGCGGTAATATTTCTGGTGCAAACAATATTTCAGCAGTTTCATTAACAGCTAGTGGTAATTTGACAGCAGGCAATGTAATAAGCAATGCCGCAATTTCAGGAATATCTTTTACAGGCACAGATGCTACATTTACCACAAAAGTAACAACTGGTAATTTGGCCACTGGTGCAATTAACGCCAATGGCACTGTCACAGTTAACGCACTGACTTCAAATGGTGTTGTGTCGGGTACTACTGGTACATTTACTACAAGTACAACAACCAGTGCGTTAAACACAGGCACATTAAATGCCAACAGCACTGCCACAGTGGCAAGTTTGACCAGTAATGCAAATATAACCTTAAGTGGAAATATTATCGATACAGGTGCTTTAGCAATACAAACCAGCAGTAATGGTAATATTTCATTAGAACCTGACGGCACTGGTGTAATTGTTTTTGCCAAAGATGTTACAGGGACCAATGGAACATTTACCACCAAAGTAACTACAAGTAATTTGGCAACTGGCGCAATTAACGCGAATGGAACTGTAACGGTAAATGCATTGGCCAGTAACGGTGCTGTGTCGGGTACTACTGGTACATTTACTACAAGTACGACAACAGATTCTCTTGTTAGTGGAGCTATTAATTCAAACGCTAATGTAACAGCCAACGGATTAACAGTGAACGCTAGTGCCACAGTGGGAACCACATTGACTGTGGCCGGTAATATTACAGCAACTGGAGGCAATATTTACAGTAATAATAGAATTGGTTTTACTTACAGTGCTAATACAACCAGCGTAGTTTACCAAGTTTATAACAGTGCAACCAACAGTTTAGATACCGTATTTGGATAATTATGGCAACAATAGCAACTCGATTAACCAATACTGGAAACTTGTTGGTCAACGGCACTATAGATGAAATAACTTATGCTGGCAATACTAGTTTTGCCAGCAGCACAGTGGCAAATACGGTATATGCAACTGGAGAATTTGATGAAATTACTATAAATCCTCTTGCGTCTGGACTTGCTAGAAAAATTTACAATAATGGAAATTACCATATTGCAGGAAATTTTGATGAATTTACCGGTGCACCAGTAATCAACAGCAATTTAACAATGTGGATTGATGCAGGTCAAACAGCCAGCTATTCAGGATCTGGTACCAATTGGGTAGATATCAGTAACAGTGGCAGTAATGTTAGTCTTGTGAATTCGCCAACTTTTAACAATTTAAATGCTGGTGGCGCCTTTAGATTCAACAGTAGTTTGACACAATACGGAACCGGAGCTGGTACGCCTGTGGGACTAACTGCGTATACAAAATCAATTTGGTTTAATTTAAACAGTTTGGCCGACAACAATTTATTAAGTAGCTCAGTAGGTGGCCATTTTATGTTTTTTGGGGGGACTTCTAAATTATATTCTGGTCATACAGCTTGGGCAGGATTTCCTACTACATATCCGTCCACGGCAAATTTTTCTGTTGGGGTTTGGTATAATGTTTGTTTAACTTTCGACACAACAAATGGTATGACACTTTATATTAACGGCGCACAAGATTCTGTTTACACAGCCCAAAAAACTGCTGTGTCTGGAACAGGTCAGTGCAACTTAGGCTGCTTTGCACCAGGTGGTAATTTGTTAAATGGCGTGATAGCACAAGCAATGGTTTATAATCGAGTGTTAACAGCAGATGAAGTTGCCCAAAATTATAATGCACTAAGACGAAGATTTAATATTTAAGGTACAATAAATATAAAAGTATGGCAAAATTACTCAGCGGCACACGGATTTACGGAAATGCAACGGTTGACACCAACTTAATCGTTAGCGGAACTACCACCAGCACTAACAATACCAGTGGTGCATTAACGGTTGCGGGTGGTGTAGGTGTTGCTGGTAATTTAAATGCCAATAATATATTTTCTACTACCAGTACATTTAGTGGCAATGTAACCACTGGAGCATTAATTACAGGCACAATTAATGCAAATGGAGTTGCTACAGTAAATCAATTGACATCAAATGGAGCAGTGTCAGGTACAACTTTTACAGGTACAGATGCTACCTTTACCACTAAAGTAACTACTGCTAATTTGGCCACAGGTGCAATTAATTCAAATGGAACAGTTACTGTTAATTCGTTGACATCAAATGGCGCAGTATTAGGTACAACAGGTACTTTTACCACTAGCATCATAACTAGTGCATTGAACACAGGAACACTAAACGCTAATAATACCGTCACAGTTAATGAATTAGTGTCAAATGGAGCAGTGTCTGGTACAACTGGCACATTTACCACAAAAGTCACTACTGCAAATCTTGCTTCTGGTCCAATAAATGCCAACGGAACTGTAACGGTTAACAGTTTAGTCAGTAATGGAGCCGTTAGTGGTACAACATTTACAGGTACAGACGCTACATTTACCACTAAAGTAACCACTGGTAATTTAGCTACAGGGCCAATCAATGCCAACGGTACTGTGACTGTTAACAGTTTAATTAGTAATGGCACGGTGGCCGCAGACACTGTAAATGCCACAACAATTGGTAACAACGGTGCAACACTCACTGGTTCGACCGTTAATGCTGCCACTATTGGTAATACGGGTGCGCTTATTACAGGAGCCACAGGCACATTTACTACCAGCGTTACAACAGATAGTATTGCGGCCGGAGCAGTAAATTCAAATGGCAATGTAACTGCAAGTGGATTAACTGTTAATAATAGT